CCCCTGCGGACCAGTGGCTCCAACACTACCTTGCGGTCCCGTAGCCCCCTGCGGACCAGTGGCTCCAACACTACCTTGCGGTCCCGTAGCCCCCTGCGGACCAACTGACGGATGATCCTTTAACCATCTTGTTCTATTTACCAACTTCTGAAGTGATTCATCAACGGTGGAGGCATAATCCATATCCCCGCGCACCGGAGTTGGAATACTCTCATCAAAAGAACTTTGCTCGCTTATGATTCTTGGCATTTTTAATTTCCTTTAATTGCAAATGTTTTTCCGCGCATCCCCGAAACATCCCCACACTGGCATTTCCCAATTAGTCTGACCCCACGCTAAACAATTACCAATATCACAGAAATATATGTATACCTTATCTTTACCATTCCATACCTTATTTATTCTTCTATTAGTAAATTTAAGATAGTTAAATATATGATCCACATTAAATGACAAGTCTTTAACATACACTGATTTTGGAGTAGAGAAGTTTTGGTCTATTAGTTGCAAATTTGATTCAGTGTCTATATATCTTATTATTACAAATTCACCATTAACATACGCTTCTTTAACCTTATCACTATAAAGATTTATTTTACCACCATTGAGTTTATAGAACAAATAATTACCAGAGAGTATAACAAGGGTATTATTAGTGGTTCTCCCAATGTAGTCTATTGATGTCGATCCGCTAAACTTGTACATCTGCTCAAGATAATCGGTAGCGTCGGAGGTTCTGTGAGCATCACCGTATACGGTGTTTCCCTGTATCTGAGCGATGTATTCAAGCTTCTCAAGGTATGTCAACTCATTATGGAATACTACACCCGAGAGGGTTCCGGCTGGGCGGAATGCCTTTACAAGTGACTCGTTGAAGTTATCACTGACGAATGATGCACTTGTCTTGTCCCCAAGCTTTCCTGGGTAAGTCAAAGACATCTTATCCAAACCAGTAACAACATAAACAAGCTCTTCAAACGAGCCATCTATGTATCTAGATGTATCATTCTGAACCTTCTTGTTTATACTGTAGTTTATTACAAGTCTATCAGATTCGTTCTTCTCGTTGAATATGACACGGATGAAGTCTTCGGTTACTATGGCTCTGAGCTTATACCATGTATCGACATTTACACCACGGGTGTTATACTCACCGAATCCAGCCAAGAAGGACTTCTCCATCTTTCCCGTTTCAGAGTTGTAACGGGCTATTCCAACACCGATGTCGAATCCATATACACCGACACCGACGAAGTAGTATCCGCCGAGGATGTGCTTCTTTCTGACAGGATCGTAAATGGTTTCAGCCTTTATGATGAATTCAAACTTCTTACCATCATAATTCTTCATTCCAGCCATCTTCTTATCGAACTTGAAGTAGGCAGCCATATCAAAGATGGTGTTGTTATCGTCAATAGCATAGAGTTTCAACACATTGTCTTCAGCCTTCTTTGTAAATGTTACTTCATTGTTGTTTACATTTACAACGCCGCTTCTCTTGGAGTCAATAGCCATTGAGGTATTCTTATTGATGGACTTGAATACCAATTGTCCATCGACATTCTCTATATTGTAGATAGTGTCTCTGGAGTGGAATACGAGGTTTTCACTTGGGAGGCGGTTCGAGCTTGAGAATAGTCTGTCCGAGCCAGCTTCATATGGAAGCAGACTTATGGTTCTTTCCTTGTTGAAGAGGAAGTCATCTTCTCTCTTGATAGTGAAATTATCATCCAATATCAAGTCAAAGAAGTATCTTCCGACGATATCACCACCAGCCAAACTGACTACCGTTGGGGTGGTTTTGAATCGTATCTTGGTGTCCGAAACGACATCATAGCTATCGTTAGGTATTACAAGCTTATTCAATGTTATATTACGGACAGAGGTTGCCCATGTGCGTATGGACTTCAATTGAGCCGGTAAGTCGAATACCTTTTGCTCACTGGACTTAGCATATATCGTGTGATTGTCAAATACAGCCCATCCAAGGGATTCTGTATCAGCGACATTGTATTCTATCTTTATCTCAGTTCCAACATTTATAGGATACTCAGGAAGAATGACATACTTGTTGAAGAGCTTATACTTGTCTTTAGGTATTTCTTCGGCTACGAATTCAATGTCTACATGAGTGTCGAATAGCTGGTTCCATTCTTCTATAGTCCATTCTCTTGTTGCGTTTGCAAGAGCGTCTGCACCAGCACCATCCGTTTTGTTAGCATCCCCAGCATTGTTTAGGAGGTATGTCATCAATCCGATTGGTGTTATTGTTATGGATGGTGACGATTCCGAATCGCCAGCACTTCCAACTATATAGTTGAACCACTCCAAGTTATTATCGGCTGGAGCGGTTGGATACCATGAAATAGGAATGTAGAATGTGGAGCATGTCGATACCGGCGAACGCTTGAAGTCGGTGTATGTTTTGCGGGAACCTTCTCTTACGGAGAGGCTCGATAGCTCGCCATCGCTGATAGGATTGCTTGGCTCACCAGTCTTGGATATCTCCGAGTATGAGAACCCGCTGTAGTCAAAGAATACATTTACCTTGGCGTAATAGATGGTGTTTTTGTTTATGCTACCATCAGATATCCTGAATGATAATGCTCTTGGCTTCTCAGAGCCAGCGTCTATCTTGAAGTTATAGAAGAACTTATCAAACTGATTCTTCTTGTAGTTTATTCCAGTAAGAATGTCCGAAGCATACGATACCGCACCACGAACTATGTCCCTCTTTCTCCATACATTTTTTGGAAGCCACCAATTGTAGTCGGCTTCATACGAGTATGTTACGCTCTTAGTCTCGCATAATTCTGGCGCTCTCAACCCAAGCTCTATGCCGTGAAGAAGGTTTCTTACTTCAGAACTGAGTACGTATGTTGTTGGGAATTCTTCGCCATAGTCGAATGTCTGTAATCCAGCCGCAAGCTTTATCTGTCCACTCAAGAAATACTTGCAGTAGAGATTGTTTGAAGCTTCTTCATAAGGGTTTTTCAGCGAATCATCCAGTTTGAAGGTATTGGTAAATTCATCGTAACTTATCAAATCCTTTGGATTACGAACATACAAACCTTCTATGTTTATTATATCACTACCCGAATTCTCTTCAATCCGCAAGAACTCCGCGTTGAGAGAGTATGTTCTTCTATTCTTATCAAGGATGCCAAGTGGAACGAACAACTTTACAATGTAAGTGTCCGGTAGGCTTGGGTGTGGAATGAATTGTGTCTTGTCAGGGCAGTATCTTATTGACTCTGCTGAGACATGCATGGAGAAGTGTCCATATAGCTGAACATTCTTATATAGGGATGTCTTGTTAGCGGTTACGAGTCTTTCGATATCATCACAATTCTTGAATCTGACGCCGACTATACGGACACCATATGGCGTGTCAACGGTTATAGGCTGGAATACTGGATTCTTGAATATGGTGTTGTCTGGAAGAATTATATTCTCGTTTATGGTGCTGAAGTTTCCAGAATTAGGACATACTTCTTGGAATACACCACGGAAGCCAAATGGCTTCTTGCTATACAAGTATTGAATGAGCCTTGGGCTTGCGGTGAAGGAGAGTGAGTCGCCGCTTCTTGTGAGTGCCGAGAAACTATCTCCAGGTTCCAAATCATATGTATCCAATACAGTTGAGTTGTTGTAACGGAACAAACCTGGGATTACCTTGTCTCCATCCTTCAACGAGTAACCACCGTAGTAGTTTCTATACACATCTCTATTGTGCGCTCTCATCTCTGGAACGAACCACTTACGCTGGCTTCCAAATGGAACTATTATTTTCTTAGCTAATTCACTTGCGTTAGCGAAATTCTCAGTCATCCATGCTTCATCGAATGTAACTGTGTATCTTGTCGATATATCTTCAGTTACCTTTACATTATCAGCGTATAGAAGATTCATCGCCTTGGTGTTTACATCGTAATCAGTTACCGATGGTTTGAATCCCTTGACAACAGTATCCGTATAGAATGTTTCTGTTCCGTCGCCGTAGTTGTTATACTTCAGTAGCTCAGTCTTTTTATAGTCGAGATACTTCGGCATCAAGTTGAATTCTTTGTCAGTGGTTGTGTAAAGAGTTTCATCGGCATCAAGGTTATTGATGTAGAAGTCCTTCAACTCAACTATGGATGCACGAATACCAAATCCGTAATGTCCAGCTTCGGTTATTTCTGTATACTTTCTGTCAACTACATCGTTACCATCTGCATCGTATGTAGTTATCTGAGCCGAATCCTGGCTGAGTGTTATATTCTCAAAGAGAACAAACGGAGGCTTGCATGTCTTGACTCCATAAGGGTTTCCACCTGTATCAGACTCTATATTGTTCTGAATAGCAGTTTCAACATCATTCTCTAGGAGGTATGCCGATACGAGAGAGCCAGCGACATTGACTTCTAACTCGTAGAAGGTATCAGCACGCAACTCAGTTGGGCACGAAGGATCATCAGACTTTATAATCTGAATATCATACACTGGATTGTTTCTATTACCAGATACATTGAGCTTCTGGTAGACGGTGTTTCCATCAGCAGTAGCTATAACCTTGACAAGCGAAGCGGTTCCACGGGTGCCGTTTACGACAACCTTGTAATACTCGTCGAAAGTTGCGTATAAGTCAGCATTCGACTGGATACCACGGAATATGACAAATACTTCATTCTCAGGATACTTGAAGCTTTCGAAGGTGTTAGGATCGACTACATCCTTCAAAACAAACTTGGCTCTGATATCAAAGTCCTTGGACTTCTTTTCCTTAGTAACCAACATGCTGTCGAATATGGACTGCTCGGTTCCATAATACGCTACAACGAGTCTGTCACCAATCTCAACCACTCCTGGCTTGAGAAGTAGCAATCCACGCTTTCTATCGTCGGTTACGGGTGGTTCATTAGGAACGATATCGTAAACGAGTGGTTCGTTGTGGTAGTCTTCTTCACTTGTTATGTAGTTACCATCTTCGGTTCTGATGTCAAATACATATGGAGCGGACTTCTCCAACTCCATCTGTTCCCATCCAGCCATTTCGCCAGATGTTACATAGCCTACAACTGCGGAAGGATATTGAATCTTCTCTATGTTGTGATAGTTGTCGAGAGTTATGGAACTGAGATTCTTACGGATGTAACCCTTCTCAGTTATGCAGTTTCCGACAACTCTGATATTCTTCCAGACGAAGCCATGATCATTATCCTCTATATCGAAACCTATGAAGCTTTCGTCAGTTTCGCCAACTGGTGTCTGTCCCCAATTCGTAGTCCAAAGCTCAATAGCCTGAGCATTGATGGTGAAGAGCGACAGAAACTTTTCGATATTTTCCTTCGAACCCTTCTTACGGAAGAGTTCTGACGATAACATGAGGAAGCGGCGGAATGCCTGTATTTGTTCCTTGGTGGCTATATTCTTCTTTATCTTGTCGTAGATATCGTATGACTCGAAATCGTCCTTAGTCATGTCATAACCAACCTTCTTGGAATAGTTGCTACTATGTCCGAGAGTTATGGCTAGGTACTCGAAGAAGCTTGGATTGATTCTCTCAGCGTCCCACAAGTCAAACAATCCAGTTGTATCACGATAAATCTTTTCGAAGAAGTTGGCTGAAGCCTTGTAGAAGTCGAGAGCAGCTTCGTTCTTGGTAAGTTCCCATGTTGGATTGAACTGCAAGAAGTACTTGAGTATTCTTGAATGTATTGTAATATCTTTGAAAGTCGCATGTGTAAAGTAGAAGGTTCTACCGTCATTCGTCAAGAACGGCTCACTCCATATGGTGAGCTTTATCTGATATACTCCACTTGATGCAAACTTATGAGTAGTATTGACATCTGAATAAAACTTACCGTCGCTAGTCTCCCACTGGACTCTTGATATCTCGTAAGCGACGTACTGAGTTATATCAATTTCAGATGAATCCACATCTCCGACGATTACAACATCTTCAGGTATATTTCCTACGGTTGAATTGCTTCTGAACTCGACAATTTCATTTGCATAAGAGCCGTCACCTTGTATTTCTATTATGGACTTGAATGTAGCCATTATTCTTCTCTCTTGATTACTATATCACCGAGTTTAGGGAATTCGTATGCGCCAAAGGTTACATCAAGGCTATAACTCCATTCGGTTGTTCCGTCTGTCTTCAAGACATTGAAGAGCGGCTGGAATACCTTGACGAGCGAAGGATCCTTTGCTACCAATGTCATAAGCTTGTTTCTACGGGAAATATCCAAATCAGTATCCGACTGTCTAACGCTAACATCATAATCACTTGCATTGAATTCGTCATTAGCGTCTCTGTTGAGCATGACTTCAACCGACTCAACATAGTCAACCTTGAGCAGCGAAACCAAGTCGGAGTGGCTTATCTTGCCGCCAAGGGTATGATTCTTAGGAGAGAAGAAGTCTTGTATATTCTTTCTCATCTGAGTCTCAACCTGTTCAGCACTTCCAAACTTGGACTTGCGGTATCTGACAGCGACATCGACAGGAATCCACTTAGCTTCAATTATCTCATGCTTTGCACCTATCATACGGAATGAGGTTCCATTGAGAGTTTCTATCATAGCATCCTTCAAGTTTCTGGCTATGACATTACTTCCATCCTTATTCAAACCTATGATGAATATATGGTTGAACCAGTAGTTCTGGTTTCCTGTTATGATGCCTTGAGTCTTAGCGTCTTCGTATGATAGAACTTTTGCTTCTTGCAAGTAGTTATTGAATACTTCCTTGACGAACTTCTCATAGTCGAGAAGCGATACATTTCTATCCTGACGGATGAAGGTGTTGGTGAGGTTCTGACGAATCTCGTCAACCGATTCTACTTCATTTCCACCGAAAGCATTCTTGTTCTGAATAACAATCAAATCGGTTTCCTTCAGCTTTGTTTTCTCAGAGTCGATGACTCTTGTAGAAGTGTTTCCATTCTCGAAGTATACCGATGACTTCAACCCGACGAGAGATACGAAGTTCTTCTCAAACGAGATGTTTGTGTTGTCGTTTCCGAGGATGTATTGCGAGATAACCACCTTATCCGATAAGGTTCCCTTGGCTACATTTCCTTTGACTCCAACCGACTTCAATGCGAGTATGAATACTTCTCTATTCATCACCGAGGTTCCCCAAACATTGCCGTCACCAAATTCCAGGGTTATCTTCTTTTCAGGGTTTACCTTGGCGAAGAATACGAGGTTTCCAGCGGACACATCTTGATCGAATCCGGTTCCCGCACGGTTCCATTCATCCCAAGTTCCACGCTCATTTTTTGCGAATACACGAATGGAGTTTATAGCTACCGTATCATCGTCAATGATGAATCTGGTATCAGTCTCAAACTGGCGAGTAGGATCTAACGATATGGAAAGTCCATTGTTAGCAGAGTCAACAACAGTGTTGGAGTTGATGTATGTGAAAGATACTGATCCTTGCATCAATCCAGCTATGTCAAATGTTTCTGGTATATTCGAGAAGTAAAGCCCAGGTATCTGAAGCTCATTCGATGACTGCCCCGAGAAGTCAACTTCCCCGTGCTTCTGGAATGCGTAACCTTCACTTGAGTCAACATACCAGTCTATAGTGAGGACTTCTTGATTCTTCTCAGCCTTGATGGTGAATCCAGTTGGACTCTTATCGCTGTAGTAGACATTGACATTCTTGTTTGGTATCAACTGAATAGCGTAGTTTCTATCGCTCATTGGGACGCTCAACGATATCTGACTACCAGATTCGGCGTCACTCGGATTGAGTATGATGGTTCCACGCTGACGATAAGCCGATTCAGGCTCGACGGGAACTATATCACCACTGAAGTAATTGAATATGCTCCAGCTTATCTTTCCCTTGAATTCCTTTTCGGTTCGGATAGTGAATCCTGTTGCGGATGGATTCTCATACCATACCTGAACATTATCGTTGGGTGTCAACTGCACCATGTAGTTAGAGGACGATCCAGCCAAATCAACTGCGCTTGGAATTGATTCGGTAAACTCCACCCTGACTTCTTTGAAGTTTCCTGTTACAGTTCTTGTAGCAGTCCACGCGACATAGCCTTCAAACTGAGTATTTGGCTCAACATATATCTCGAACCCGCCATCAGTCTTGTTAGCATACCATGTACGGACATTTCCTTCAGGAGTAATGTTCGCTATGTATGATGCTGCGTCTTCGCCTGCTGCGGGTACGAATGGAGTGTCAAATATAATCTTTTGGACAGTCTCGCCCTTCTGGAAGAATAGTCTTCCAGCCTTCTGTTCCGAAGTCTGTAATGGCGACTTCTCTACGAACTTCAAGTCACCATAACGCTTACCAGCAGTAGCTTCAAGTGTCTTGGTGTTTGATGCTGCATCTGAATACTTAGTGTTTATCTTTGCGATAGTAACTTGGTTGGAGATAGGCTCCTGCGAAGTTATGACAAGCTGGGCACCATAGTTTGTCTCTGGTGACAATTCATCGGTTATGACGAGATTGACATTGTATTCCTCTATACCAGAGTCCCAAAAATCAACTGGTATCTTCTGACTGGATATGATTCCAGAGCTAAATGTGAATATCTTTCCGTTGACGAGAACGGAGAGCGGAGCCGAGTTTCCGTCCTTATTGACTACAAGCTTCATGCGCTCAACGGAGTTCTGCTTTCCTGGGATAGCATCAAACTCAAGACGGCAGCTTTCGAGATTCTGAAGTCCAGTTACACCGACATAGAAGCGATGGTAGGAACGCATCTCTTCAATCTTCATTGAGAAGAATGTCTCAGTAGAGTCGGTTGGCTGTAGCGAGAATGTGCAGATAACATCGTCCTGCTTATCGTTGATGACATTCTGAGCTTCCGATATTGTCATGTAAGCGGAGGATGTCGATGGATCCAAATTGAATATCAATGCGTAGCTTACGCCCGGAACCATTGGCGAGCCGTATTCCTGGGTTGATATTGTCTTGGAGAATGGCTGTCCGATACTCTGGCTGTCTGCTCTATCAACTAAAGGATAGTTGTCCGTATCAAATCCACGATAGTTATCAGTGGATGTCTTTCGTATTATCGAAAGTGGCTTAGTCAAAGACAATGGCAACGTTATGAGTGTTGGATCAATGCCGACATCCGTAGCATTCAACATGAAGAATGACTTTGGAGCGGTGTATGGAAGCGCATATCCTCTATAACGGATGTCTTCAGCCTGTAACTCACGAATACCGAATCCTCTTACGATGTAAACGATTGGAAGTGGATTGGTGAAGGAGAATGATGCTCCGTCAGTGGTTGGTAAGTTTGAAGGGAATATGGAGTATGCTGGTATTTCGATATACTGCGATATCTTGCTGTAAACATATTCTGGATTGAGCGAGCCGACAACATCAACAGTCGAGGATGTCTTTCCACGGGCTGCATAGCGAAGTGTGTTTCCTATCTTGTTGAGAGACTTGTAAAGCTTTGCAGTATCCTTAAATATCTCGTTAGCTGCGGCATGTATATAGAAGGAGTTTTGCGAACCCTGCATCGCCATGAGTTCCATAAGAACTCTGATGTTAGAGCCTTCAGCTTGGAAGTCCTTGAAAGTGTTCGTTTCACGGAGGAACGCCTCATACTCAGCCAACTTCTCATTGAAGTCGAATGTGGTATAGTCTAAACTTCTTTTTTCTTTTGTTTCTTCCATTTTATAGTGCCTGTAATCTAAAGTTTATACTGTCTCTCGTCTGCGTTGCTTTTATGCTGTAAACGACATTTACTTCATATGCAGCGTTATCATCATCCATAATAACATCAATGCGAAGCGGTGTTATTCTCGGCTCACCATTTATACCCCTCTGAATGTCTTTACCTATCTTCATAGCAGTATCATCATTATACGGCTCAAAGAGATAAAGATTGAGGTTACATCCGAAGTCAGGGTTTATAGGGCGCGAACCCTTTACTGTATTTATTATGTTGAATATAGCCTGACGAATAGCGTCTCTATCTTCCTTGAGAGGAATGTCCTTGTCCGAACCCAACTCCATATTGAATGGTAAGTCGTTGTAAAGAAATTGTCTCTTGAGTGAGCGGGGCATAAATAATCCTTCTCTGATTATTTATACGTTTACACTTCAAGTCCAAAGAATGTAAACTTAGATGCTGGCGGTGTGTTTATAGGAGGAAGTGCTGCGCCGCTTGGAGTTTCTTGATAAGCTGGAGGATTGGCTTTCTCAAGCGTTGTAGCGGCTCCCGCAACGAATACCAATGGAGTTGGTGGGATAGGGGGGGTTGGTTGGATCGGTGTTCCTGGGTATGGTGTAGCGAAACCGGCGATAGGTCCGGGGAAGCATCCAGGGTGGCGAGCGTTGACAACTTGAGCGTTACATGTCTTATCACCACCGAAGCCAGCAGGATCTATACGGAATTTGCTTCCAGCGTCAACATGGAATCCAGCGGGGGTGCAAACGACACTATATTGTGTGCATTTGAAGGATGTTGTTGTTCCACTTGTTACATTCAGAGACGTTCCGCACTTTACATTGAATTCGGTTCCAGCCTCAAATGAAATAGCATTAGCCGCCTTAAAGGCTATTTCGTCATCACAAGTTACTGACATCTTCTTGACGGAGTGGATATTCAGCGTAGCATCATTCTTGATGAGTATGTCTTTGTTGGAGTGAATCTGTATCTGATCGGCAGCGTGTATATTCGTCTTACCCTTGGTGTCTATGTTGCAGTCACCCTTCTCAACGATAATCGAGACATTGCCTTCACGACACACGATACCGATGTTCTTCTTGACATTTACTTGACAATCTCCGTCAATCTGGACTGACTTGGACTTCTTGACAAACACTTCGAAGTCGCCTCCAATGTGAAGCTCATAGTTGTTTCCGACAAGATGCTCGAAGTCGTTAGCTGTACCCTTTTCGCCGGAGTTCTTGAAGTCATTGTTACCAACCATGACTTTTCTCTGTCCGTTATGTTCTATATATTCTATAGTTCCTTTATGGATGATATAGTGTTTCTCAAGCCCACGCTTGTTGACGGTTATATGTGTTACGCCACCCGGACTTGTGTAGCTTGTTATATGGTAGTTTTCAATATCATCAACATTGAATATCTCAAGTTTTGGCTTTTCGTTTATCAGCTTGAGCTTGGCGTTTTGTGTCGGAGTGTCGGTTCCCCTATGTTCCTTGACATCCAATATCTTTTGGAATTCGTCACGCCAGTATGTAACGTTATCACGCTTTATTTTGATGTCATCGACTATCTTCTTCTTTTGGCTTACCCAATCTTCTTTCTTGGAAGCGATAGCCCAATACTGCGGACGAGTATGATCACCATTCTCAAAGAATATCCAAACCATCGAACCCTTGCGAGGAACGGTGAATATGCCGCCCTCGCCTTCCTTCTGCATGACATTATCGACAAACGATTGTGTTAGCTCAGTAGTATTCCTGGCTGGAGGGGTGAAGGTGCTTCCCTCCGGTGTATAACGCTTTGCATTCTTCTCTTCTTTTGAGTCGAGATTCTTTCCACCCGAGTAATACATGGCAAGGCACGGCTCTGCCCACGGAAGGTGATCAGTTGGAGTTTCCTTCGGATCCAATGAATGCATACCGAATATGCGGACGCGAACTCTACCAATGTCTATAGGATCTTCGTTATCCTCAACAATAGCTCTATAGTTACCTTGAAAGGTAAAGACATCATTACCAATATCGTTTATATCCGCACCAATTGGTGTCATCCATTTCTCCTATTAGAAGAAGAATACAAGCCAAACATCCTGTCCAGCAGCATTCTTTTTTTCCATTATTGACAAGCCACGATACACCCATCTATCCTTCGAGCCATGTGCAAGCAGATTCTTGTATTCCTCTGGTGAAGCTGGAATCTCAACAACATGCCCAGCCATCACCTTGACGGAAGTAGCGGAAGCTGGTTGAGGCGCTGGAGTGGCGGGTGCTGATTCTTTTACCGCTTCGACCGTCATGACTCCGTTTGATGATGTCTTGACAGCCTTTCCAACAGAGGGACTTACATTTATGAACAGGTTAGGTATCTGTGCCTTCCAGTTGGCGAAGAATCCTTTTATTTCGGCAGCGTCCCTATTCTTGTCAACATAGTCCACTATCTTTCGACGGCAGCCGCAGTTTGGATTATTTTGAAACGATATCACATCAGCTTTTATATCGGGCGCAACTACTAAAAACTCTTCTCTGTATTTATCGTTTGTTCTGATGTTCTCAAGGAAAAGTGGAACATTGAGTACTTCTTCTGACATAATTTCTCCTTAGAATAATTCTTTTTGTATGAGAAGGCATGTTATAAGATGTGAGACGAGTCCGCAGAAAGCAGTTGACACACCTATAACAACTCCTAACTGGTGGAATGGATCGCCTATAACAAGTGCGCTAACAATGCCCATCCAAAACGACATGCACTTAGCGCAGAGCCAAGGCTTACGCAGCCATACATAATCCGCCATCTTATTTCTCACTGGACGGAAGATATCAGAGTCATCCCACATTTTCGTGAGGGCTAATGCTCCGAGCAGCATAAAGAATAAAGTTAGTAATGGAATCATACGGATTATTATACTCTTGTTTCCGTATTTATCAAAAACGAAGAAACCCCGCATGCCGAAGCATACGGGGTTCTTGTGGCTTCAAGCCGTTTCAGTTAGCTCAGAGAACTTCCTGAAAGGTTGTCTTGTTGTAGCCCTTTGAGGACTTGATAGCTACCTTGGTGCAGCGGACAAGATCACCGCCGTAACGCTGGGCTGCCTTCTGAGCGGCGTCATAGGTGGCGAAGCGAACGGCGAGGCTACGGCGATCCTTGGTCCAGCGATATGCAGGCTGGTTGGCGTTGCTGCGGCTCTTGCGGTTGGTAAGGTACTCCCCACCCGAGTCGCGGTCACGGACGATAAAGTATTCAGTTGCAGTCACTCTCATTTGTTTTCTCCTTTTGAGATACGGGGTTTCTTTCCCCTTGGTTATAAGTAAAGTATAGCCGGTTATCTAAATAATGCAATAGGGGGAAACATGTCGTACTACGATTCGATTTCATGTTCAAGTGAATGGCAGAGAAAGCATAACTACAACAACATTGTCAACGGAGATGCTTACCGAATAAAAAACATTCCTATGCCGTATTGGGTTTTGGATGTGGGGGCGAATTACGGAGTGTTCTCCGCAAGGTGCCGAGAGTTGTTTGGAGTAGCCCCTCTTATAGTGGCTATAGAGGGTGACAAAGATACTTACGAGCATTTGTGTGTCAACTCAATACACTATGGATTTGAGGCGATACTTGCTCCTATTGGCTCTACGAGTGGGAAGTCGGCGGTGACGCATGGAAAGGGGAATAAAAGAAACCCTGGAAGCTGGAGAGTTCTGGAGACGCCTGGAGAGTGTAAGGATGGCTGCACACGGACACTGGAGGGCATCGTTCAGGAGTATGGAATAAACTTGAGCGAGCGTGGAATACTGAAAATGGACTGCGAGGGGTGTGAGAAGTATATTATGTTGAATATCGACTTGATGCGCTGTATGTGGCAGATATCCATGGAGTATCATTTATTTGACGAGGAAATAAAAGATATAGCATTGTGGTTTCATAAAGAGATACAGAAAACGCACGATGTTATTAGACAGGGAAATGGTAAAAAGGTATACGAGTGTGTGTATCGTAAAAGAAATTGAATAGAGTAACCCAAGAAGGAAACCCTTTATGAAACATGTGACTGCTACTATCCTGTCCCTTGCTCTGGCTGCTTAGGGAGCCGATGGGGAAGAAGCCCGAAATGGCTTATCAGTCCCGTGAACCCGCTTTACCTCATACTCAGCGGAACGACACGAATTCTAGAACCAATGAAGTGAAATCATATACCGTAATCTTTAAATTCTTTGGGGAATGCTTTCAACATACACTTTATTGATTCGTCAATTGTCATAATTTCAGTATCAATTGTCAAATCCACGGAAGTTGGTATATCAAATACAGAATCAATTCCGGTAAAATTTTGTATTTCCCCGTTAATTGCCTTTTTATATAACCCCTTAACATCACGGCGAATGCATTCTTCTACGGAACATTTTAGATAACAAAGTAATAAAGAGTCGCCAAGTATATCACGCAACATATTTCTCTGAGAATCTAATGGGGTTATAAATGAGCATATGGTAGAAACCCCGCTGCGATTTGCCAACAAACATATTTCGGCACATCTTCTTATATTTTCCATTCTATCACCTGGGGAAAAGCCAAGATCCTTACTTATACCATTTCTAAATTCATCACCATCCAATAACATGTATTCCGTGAGATAGTTTTTTTTGATGTAATTAGCAATAGTGGTTTTTCCCGATCCCGATAAACCCATAATCCATATGTTAATAGGCATTTAATTAACTCCTTTTATTTTGGTGTCGAAAGATTTGTTATCAATATTTTTTTATATAAATGCCATTATGGCTTCCATCATTTCTGAATTTATTAATTATATTTGACATAAACGAGCAATTCTGAGTTACTAGATTAGACTTGGTAACAAACATATTGCATGTTTTCACCATACCGGCATATATATTATCAACAGGTTTATTTTTTTTAGTAATATTATTTAATACTCGTTTCTTAAAACATGTATTTATTATAAAAAAATGAGCGCCAAAAGTATTTCCTCTCAACCACAGATTATTATTATCATTTTCTCTCACAATTCCTTTTTTCGGGCGATGCCCTGAATAATATAGAAACACCATATCCCATTTTAGTTTCTTTAAAGCGTCTTCGTATTCGATACTATGTTTATCAAATTCTTCAGTGAAAAAAGCATCATCTTCAATAATAACGGCATGTTTATCATTTGATAGTGACTGATTAATTGCTTTTATGTGACTTTCTGTACATCCTAATACTGGTCTATGTGGGCGATATGATCCTGATACTCTGGTATATGGTATATCATATTTTTTAAGTTGAGAATCAATGAATTTCATTCTGTCAACATCTTTATCAAGATTAATAACATATAAACTACATTCGTTTTTCAAAAATTTTATCATAATATATTTACCTTATTCCAAGTGACATGAATGTTTGCTGTATTTGGATTAATCAAAAGACTGAAACAAGATAAATTCGATCTGGTATGAACTATACTACCACATTCAGCTAAAAGATAGCAATCTAGCATTGCCCCCCATAACTTTTCATCTTCAGTAAAATTCTTGCTCTTATGAATAGCTATATCCGTTCCTCTTCGAATTCTTTTAATATCTTGTTTGATTATTGGTACTCCAAGATTGGCTTTTTCAATATACTCAACAAAATCTACTTCATCGGTTGCCAGAAATATCTTATTATAATTACCTAGTTGCGATTTAACTCCCGATAAAATAAATCATAGTCAATATGCTTTCTCCCATAATACTCTTTATACTTGTCAGTTCCCCTATAATGTAAGCCGAGGGTTCTATTATCAATCCCAAGTTGCCGAACCTCATCTTTTAAACGACCACTGAAAATACTGTTTTTTATAAAATACTTATTTAAAGTATCTGAATACATTCGGCGGTTTGAGTTAATTAATTGAGTTGCTCCAGTAGTATTTGAATACCATCTAGTAGGAGCATCATCTGGAACTTTAGGATTAACAAAAAATATGTCCCATATATTACTTCCATCTGCTTTATATAGTAAGCTGTCCAACTCGACATGAGCCTTGACGCTGCCGCGTTTGTGATGTGCAATATTAAATCTTTTTAAGATTCCTTGTAAGAAACAAAAAAGACCGGCTCCTGAATTTCCCGGTGTACCGTCTGGATTTTTTTTCTTCCGAATATTTATTTCAAACGGTGTCATATATTTCAAAGTCCGTCTTATATATTTTATGAATTTTACTTTTTTGTTCCTCTGTTAAGTCACTAACCTTGAATATCTGTTTAGAGACATTGAATTTATCTATTTCCAAAGGAAAGTCCATGTTATATCTTTCGTTAATCTTTACAACAATATCTGAAAGTGGCTTGTCATATCTATGTATATAATCATGATTGAGTAATCTTATATGTTTAGTCTGATCGCGAAATATAAGATGGTTTCTTCTAATATCTGGTAAGTTTATAATCAAATCCATATCCAATGCAACATTCTTCTTGGTTTCATGTAGTCCGTCTATAAAATTCTTTTTCGTATTTGGAAAGGTGTGTAAGTGATTGATTGCGCTTACATATCTCTCATATGGGTGGCGAAGTATAGTAAATATAAAATTATTTGGGGATTCAAATCTTTTATTATCTTTTTGTAAATTGTGGCGAGTATTCTTAAAATCTATATCCGAGTAATTTCCTGTATCATGAAATTTATCAAGATTATTTCTTAGATGTCGGGCAATTGCCCTACCACCCGTTTTTGGAATATGATTAAATAGAATTATATTCATAGAATATTTTCCTTATATTGAATGTACCATTATTCGTGAATATATCATTCTTCTTAGTTGAAGAAACTTTATCATGAGTGACGAATTTAAAGTAAAGATTCCATTGTTATGGAATGAAACTTCGATATTACTCTGTTTTTCGTTTTTCAAAATATTTCTTTTATTAAAAAACAGCCAATTCTTTATGTCATCATCATTATTATTAGTGACCAATATATGATCTCTAAAAATAGGAGAATTTTTAGTTGTATTAGGCATATTCATAATTGGGCGCACGCCTATTATTTTCGAAGACTTCCAGCCATTCGGCATATCTTCAAAATAAGTATCGAATGCGCTAAAAACATTAACATCATCAAAATTACCCCAATGTATTTCCGGAAACTTTTTGAATTTGCATTTACTTATATTATCACCGATTTCTGTCCCATGAGAAATAAGTGGTTTGTCGCAAATATTAATTAACTGATTTATAAGTGGTCTAATATTTTTATAAAAAAACAATAATTTATTATTAAGTCTTTGATTATTTTTTAATAATACCTTTTCCATATCAACCCATTGACCCCAATCGGGGAATCTTAATAATTCCCATCTATCCGAAATAATTAAATTTGAATGTAGAGTTTTATCATCCGGTGTAGAATGACTATATGTTTCTTCGACTAGGTGGGGGAAATAGTATCTAATATATGAGTCGTGGTTTGGATATTTTTTTGCAAAATCATGTAAAACACACGATAAAAAGTAGTTAATATAATATTCATTTTGTTGAATATTAGTTAGTTGTAAATTATTTTCTTTAAACAGAATGAAAGAAACAAATGAAGTCATTAAACCATGAAACACCCCATGTAGATTATCTTTTTCAAAATTAATAAAATCTTCGTTTGTAGGCTTTGTTTGCCTATGTTCTCTATTATTAATTAATATAGTATTGATAATTCCAGTATGATGTGGATATTTTAAACCATATCCTCTATTTTTATTTAGTGAGGAAAAATTATTTTTAAGGTTTTTTGCATATTCCGTTTCATGTGCATTTTGTCCATAATTTATAGTATTTTTACCTTGACATCGTAATAATATATACAATGATGTATCAATAAAATCAAATAAATCTTTTTCTAACTCTAAAAATGTTGTATTCATTTAAACTCCTTTTTACCTATAACGAACCCACCATATCCGCATCTAATCAATGGTCTTTTTCCAAGCCCATCAACAACATATTTATGTGAAAATGATGTATAGTCTGTATGATAATATAACTTCTTCATGTATGATAAATGATTCTCCCCACTATGCCCTTCAATATATAATACTTTTCCAAGTCTATTTGCAATTGATATCAACGCATCCTTCTCGGAAAAATTAGAGGTATTCAATATTGAAAGTAAAAACACGGTATCTACTTTTTCTATAGTTCTAAACCAATCGAAATCGTCTATATCTTGTAATCTAGCATCAATATTCGAAATATTGTTTTCCGTACAATACTTCTTGATAAAATCTACGCTTTCTCTATTGTATTCCAATCCGATGCATTTTTTTGCTCCAACTCCAACCGCAGATATCATCATACCACCCATCGAACATCCAATATCCAATATTGTTTTGTCTCTAATGTCTTCCACATCAAATTCTTTAATTCTTTCTTCGCAATTTCTTTTACCAACTGTATTACCTACCTTATGGTAATTGTTATATTCTTTGTTGATAACTTCTTTTAGTTTCAGTTCACCGGACTCAAAAACCAAATTTGTATGTTTACAATAAGACTCAAGATAAACATTACCATCTACCGTTATTGTCTTTTGCATATATTTGTTCCAACTTTCACGGTCAAGAACAAAATCGTTATATTCTGACTTATTTCTACGATGAGTGTCAATAAGATAAATGTTACCTGAATTACATTTAATATTACTCAGGTACAAATCAATCTTACGGAATCTATTATCGTCAGAAACCAACTTAGTAAATGATTCCATACTTTTCAAGAAAACTTCCCGCGATACCGATTTATCATTCTTAATAAATTGTTCTTCTATTATATGGATGTCTCTATCGTTGCACTTGATAATGTTATCTGAGATTCTTTTCGGAAATTTTATAAAATCCTGTTTGATTTCCATTAGTTGATTATAATAATCTTCTGTGAAGTGATGATATATCTTAACCGCAACGGAACCGGCTTTAAATGCTCGGCATGATGTGCCATACCCTATGTATTCATACTTTCTATGTTCTTTCTTATAGTTTATGCAGTAATATTTGTCAGCATCAATAAAGAATAGAAATCCATTATTTTCACAGAATTTCCGAACCATTACATCGTCTGCCTCGGTTCCTCTATTAGCCTGGACGAAACCACCAACCGATAGATAATTTTTATCTAACAAGTTTAACAATTTTGTAGAACATAAAATCTTCTTATATTTATTTTTTGTCTTCTTTATCTTTGTAATATCCGATTCGACGGAAATATCAATATCATTAATCTCTCTATCCCACCATCTCTCGACCTTATAAGTATCATAATTCAAAACATTATCCCAAAATGATTCTTTACTTCTATAAACCCACATTGGTATTCTATATCCGGCGGCAATAAAGCACGGTCCTGTTTGTGGCGTTATCAACAAATCTAACTTACGAACAGTTTCCACTATCCATTTTATATCACCTTTACTCTGACGCCAATCTTCAACACCCTTCGGGACATACTTATTATCCATGTTTCCAATTGCAACTATCTTATGCTCTGGATACTTCTTACGAGCCTCCGATACCATTTCATCAACTATATGGTTAGGTATATCACCCTGCGTATTTGCATGAGTTATTAGTCCTATTAGTTTATGTCCGGTTAATCTCTCACCCTTCATATGGATATCAAATGTCTTTGGATTTGTCAGAGAAGGATCCATCCACTTATAAAACCTCTTCACACCGTTCATATTATCCCACTCTTCACGCTTCGGATCCCTACCAGCATCTATAGCATTTGGTATAAACTCTCTAGGAACCCAATCAACCCCATCAAAATACTTTAATATATCCTTACGAGCCTCTTGGAACCAAACCTTCTGTCTCTTTCCAGTTTTTACATACATGAGATGCGCCGCTGCAACAAACCCTACAACATCCCCCAAAAGGTTATGACCGCACCAAAAGCCACCGCTCAACACTTCTAGCTTATCACTTTTATACCAACTAATCATAGCGTCTTTAGAACGCATGGCGTGAACTATGCATGGATTGACAGGCTTTTTCTCCCCGCTCATGTAGTCCTCAAAATTCCATTCAGCACCAGTTGGTATCTTATCTTTCCAGTTTCCAGTCCAGTCAGAACCCCACAACCAATTAGTCTTTTCAAAAATTCTGTCTTCTGGCTTCTGAAGCATGTGACCGATATAAGCCAAAGATGGTTCCTCGGTGAATCCCTTATAACCTCTGCGGTGTCCTTCCTCGAAGAAATTCACCCCAAGACGATAGAACTCATCAACCACGCTACGCTCAACAATCCAGAATCCGGCGTTGGTGTTCCATACCTGACCTTTACGAACACCCATATCATTCAGCAGCGGACCCCACTTATCTATTGGACAACTCCACCAATCTTTGCGTTTACTACGCTTGGGATCGCAGTCATTTTCCATTTGAACGAAGACTCTATTAGTATCAGACATCAAACGTGTCAAGTCACCAGGATCGCGAACAAAAAAGTTATCAGCATCAAAGAAAACATAATAGTCGTAGTTGAGCTTGCTTACTTCATTCTTCAAGAAATGAAACTTGAACATGTAGAGCTTCTTATCAAAGTTTCCACATGGATGAACCGTAGCATCTTCTATTTCGGGTAAGTCTGTCCAGATGTGGAAGTCAGCGGTTACGCCGCAGTTACGAGCAGATTTGACAGTGGCTTTAGCCATCTCTCCATGTTTACCATCGGCAACCGTCCAGTAACAAAATGTCTTTTTACCATTTGGATTATATGGTGGTAATTGTGAGATTACTGGTGAAATATCTCTCTGCGGGATGCTTGGAAAAGTTTTGGTATCGCCCGTAAGTATCTTGAATGTCATAATACTCCCATTCTACCATCAATTTATATTTAACTCTATACAGAAAATGTTGAAAGAAGGTTATACAACCTTAGCAAGACACATTAGCGATTGTGGATGGGGAAATTTTTTAGAGATGTTAGACTACAAAGCGGAAGAAGCTGGTAGTATAATAGTGAATGCTCCTGGAGCATTCATATGCGAAACAAATAACCAATCGTAGTTATTTACTCTACGAATAATTCAAATTCTCCTTGACGTCCAGACTTTTTATCTGGATCACAATGAACCTTATAAAACTTACACCACTTGCATAAAACTTGTTTTTTAGGCTGCCATTTTTCTTTATCCTCGACATTTATACCATTTTTACGAAGTGTCTCAATAGCCTTCTTCACCCGCTTCTCGGCTACGCTGCTGTCATACGATTCAAGTTTTATATGGTTTATAGCAGCCTCACCAACAGTTCCATCCTCTAAGCAAATGTTTACGACTTCCGCAAACACTTCACGATTTTTCAACCATGGGCTTCGTAGCTTCTCAATCAAGAACAAATAGAAACCAAGTTGACCACTGTGATCCTTTGTCTTTTTTCCGCTCTTGAAGTCAGTAATCCACACCTTACCGGAAAGCTCATATAACCCGTCAAGCTTACCCTGCAAGTGGATATTCGTTTCTCCAATCTTGTCGAAGTCCACAACATCCAAGCATTCCTCATGCTTGAAATTCCCAGCCAGCGGATACCGCTTCGTCAGGTAGTAATGCAGATTCTTCAATGCCTGTGGAATCTTGCTCTTATACTCATCGTCCAGCTTATCCCAATACTTAGCCCGTAGCTTCTCATTCGTCTGGAAACACTTAGCCAAGCCCTTGATTTCCTCACCGCCGCCACCCTTGTAATTTTCGGCAATCAAATGCATCATCTTGCCGAAGGTATTAGCAGGCTTCTCGTCCTTTACCTTTATCTTCTCAATATACTGCAAGAAGTATTGACGAGGGCATTTCTCCATCGTGTCAATAGAAGAGGGTGAAAGTGTTAGCCCAGGCTTTTGTGGCTTGTATGCGCCTTCGTCAATGGTATATAAACTCATATATGTATTATACTAAGTAAACCTTAATATCCTTGCTGATAATTTCAAGAAGTTCTTCGGTGAAGTCATTAGCGGCAATAACAATGGTGTCATGCTGAAAATCGCCAATTTCCTCAAACTCGTCAGATTCCGCTTCAACGAAATCGTAGTCGAGTAGCTTGCCGACTATCTTGATAATGGATTCTGCGGATCTATCAGTGGAGGAAACTCCAACAAGAATGGATTCGTCGGGATCGGTAAAGTATCTTATCATACAGGGTAGTCCTCCGTAGTAATGTCAATTGGTTCTGATTGAACATCACTATTTATGGAGATATTATATTCTTCCCTTTCTTTTCTTTTATCGTCAAGATATTCCCGAATCATATCAACGATAAAATCAACTTCACCCGACATCAAACACTTCTGGTATGACTTTCGAGTATAGTCAGTGTTGTTTATGTTTTCTTCCAATGGTTCATATGAAAGAACTATAATCTTGTCCTTCTTGTAGTAGGCAAGCTCGCAGTCCAGTCTATCAAGAATGGATAGGGCTGGGTGCAGATAGTGGCGGGCGCCCCGAGAGAATACCTTTATATCACTCTCTGGTTTCTTTTGAAAGCTCTTCTGATGGAAGTGCTTGTCAGCGTCCCTTCGATTGACTCTGACTGGAAATCCTCTATTCATGCGTTCCTTTCCATAAATTTGCGTATCTCGTCCTGTTCGGCAAAGTCAACATCAACATCAAGTTGAAACCAACCATTCCAGAATCTATCGGGTGATACGCAAAAAATACCTTGTTTGCCGTTAGGGCAGATGCACAATGGACGCCCGAAGTCATCATACTCCTGTAGGAGCATGGTGTTGTTATAGGCAGCCAGAATCTTTTTTACTCTGTCGTTTTTGCCTATAAGATTGACTGGATAGTATCGTCCAAGGTGCATCATAACACTATTATAGCGATAAAACGAAAAACTCCAAGAGTCTCTTGGAGTTATTTCGATATCACCACAACTCAATGCCGTTTTCAGCCAAGCAGTTGAGCCAAGTCTTACGCTCACGGCTCTTGAAGCCCTTGAGAGCGGCTTGCAGCTTTTCCTCCTCGGTAAGCATGCGAGGCTTGTTAGCCAGCTTCATGCGGTACTTCTCTTCGAAGGTGTGAAGGCTCATGTTGTCCTTGAGTCCGTTACAAGCCTTACATGATGCAACGATGTTGTCAAGCGTGTTAGGACCACCCTTGGACAGTGGAATCACATGGTCGCGAGTGGCGTTACGAAGGCTGATGCCCTTACCGCAGTACTGACACCTGAAGTTGTCACGGACAAGCACATTGCGGAGGGAAGGAGCGTTGAGGCGTCCATCCATCTTCTTCTTGTCCGTCTTTACCCAATAGCGCAGACGCATAACGGCAGGCAGACAGTGATTGTCACGCTCCGACTTGACTGTTACATCATCGTACCAAGCCAGGACTTCCATCTTCGGAAGCGCACGGCATTCCTTGATGTGCTTAGGAATTGTAGGATCTGCAAGGATATCAGCGGGAATGTAGGTTTCCTTGGACAGACGGATGGCGCGGAACCAGTCGCGTACGCACAGGAACTCGTTGCTGGCGTTTAGAATCATACAACGGGGCAGGCTAGGACGCACGGCTCTCCCAGATGTGTCTGTCATGGTGTTATTTCCTTATGTGTTATTTATCTTATGGCAATTACAAAAAGTAAAAGGGATGGCTTATGCCACCCCTCTAGCTGTCTCACACACTTGAAGCCGTTCTAAGTGCTTAGGAGGGGGTGCCTCTTTCCACTCATCTTATGCATGGTTGAATACTCTTCAAGTTCTTTCTTATCGTATTCTCTTGCTCGGAGTGCTTCTTTATCTTTACGAGATTGTGCTGCAAGGATAACTGGATCTGAGAAGTTTGCGGTGTTCCACTTGAATGTAAAGTTGTGGTTATCAGTTTCGCAAATGTTATTGCGGACGATACTCCAATCTCTTTCAGGAAGCGTGTCCCAGGCACGAATACAAAACACTTCGGGGGAAGCTCTGAGGTTTGCTGGTATCTTGTCAGCGGTTACACCCTTATCAGCAGGAGAGTCCAAAACAATGAGTGGCTTGCGCTTTGTCATTTCAGCTACGAGAGCGTCCATGGAGGTAAACCATGAAAACTTTGCGTAGTATGTTTTTTCGAGGACGGGTATAGCTAACGAAGGACATCCAAGAAAGCTAATCTTTCTTTCAGCTAATTGTGTCTTATCGACTACATGAATGATGGGCATTACTTAGCCTCCCCCTGTGAGTGCGCCGAGGTTTGGAGTGAGGCGAGGATGAACTTCGGTAAATGATTCAACCTTGCACCAATCAAGAAGCGTTGTCTTTACGGAAGCCATGACGAAGTTATCAGTTTCGAATATGGCTACTGTCTTATCGTCAATAGCTTCAATTCTCCCGACAGGAATTCTAAGCTGGCGAATAACATCGACAAGCTTTGCGTTGTTGATTTGCTTTTGCTGCGCTTCTGTCAAGGTTTCCTTGACATACACGATAACATTGACATTGCCTGTTGGTTTTCCTGGCATAAAATTTCTCCTGTTGATATAAACATTATATCACTGT